GTTATAGCTGCTGACAATTTGCCTATAATTTATGCAGGTGATCGGCTGACTATCCCTGATGAAATAATAAATATTGTTAATCCGACAGTAAATAAAGAAACTCCTGATACGATTGATACCGATATAGATGATATAATCACTGTGGTTATGGGTTCAAAACAATTTAGATTCTTTTCAGGATTCACTATTTCCAGCTCAATAGGACAGTTTGATACTGTTTCAATAGGTTCTCCTTATTTTGATACTGATGAATATAGAGAAGCGTTTCAGCCATTAAAATTTAAACCGGCTGCTATTTATTACGGGAAAGATTTATTTTTTGATGGTGTTTTATTGGCTCCTGAAGCCGATTTAAATGAAGACTCTGAAACCTTGGCCCTGAGTTTTTACCCTAAATGTGGGGTACTGTTAAATTCAACATTGCCAATCTCTGTTTATCCAGTTGAATATAATAATCTGAATTTAAAACAAATCTCTGAAAATATGGCTGGTGCTTTTTCAATAAAAATCGAATTCGTTGGCGATCCTGGTGCTGAGTTTGAAAAGGTCGCACCGTCTCCAATTGAACCAGTATTAACTTTTATAATCAATCTAGCAAAGAAAAGAGGATTTCAGGTTACAAATAACAGACAAGGTGATTTGTTGATATCAAATCCTGTTGAATCGGTTCCTGTTTCTTTCGTTGCCGAAGGAAATGTTCCTTTTATATCGTGCAAGCCTTCATTTGATCCTCAAAAATATTACAGTTCAATAACCGGATTAACTCCAGAAACTGAAACAAAAGCGGCTGAAGTATATACTTGGAATAATCCATTTTTGACTGATTATGTTCAACCTGTTGCGGTAGAGTTTAACGACATAGACCCTTCTGATTTACGTGGATCTGTTGAAGCTATGGCTGGACGGATGTTTGGCACTTCTGGAAAGTATGCACTTATTTTAAATACTCATAGAAGTTCAGGCGGTTCTTTACTTATTTCAACCAGAATTGATAATTATATTCTCGGTGTTGTAGAAAAAAGAAAAGGGTATAATCTTGAACCTTCATTTTTTGGCCCCGCTGGTATTGATGCAAGGCCACTGCCTGAAGATAAACAATATTGTGATGATCAGGATGGATCTGAAAAATATGTGATTTTAGGTTCATTGATGATATCTCAAGGGGCAAAAGAAGGGGAATTGATTTTATATTCTCGCGATTCTGACGGGAATATTAAGAGCAAGGTTTATTTGAGAAATGATGGCAAGTTTTCTTTTAATGATGGCAATATACCTGCAGCACGAAAAGACGATCCTGTTACAGTGACTATACCGGCAGGGACATTTATAGTTTCTGTTGCCGGTGGTTCTGGTGCTCCTGCAACTGGCGCTTTAAATCCATTACCTATAGATGTTGACGGTACTATAACTGACGGTACAGAGGAGATTTTATTTCCATGATATTTCAAGGTGATGTTTTATTATTATCAACTCCAGACGGTGGGGATCTCTTAATAAAAGATAATTTCATAGTTGGTACCGGTGGTTTTGAAACAGCCGTATTTCTTTCTCTCGCTGGTGGAAACGATGAAGATAACGGAACTGAATCAACCAGAAAAAAAGGATGGTGGGGTAATGCTCTTGAGCCTGACAATCCGAATAGAAGACTGATTTCACGATTGCAAAATATTATTCGTGGCCTTCCTGCTACTCCAAACAATTTGAATAAAGCTATTCAGGCTGCAAAAGACGATCTTTCATGGTTTATAGATGAGGGAATAGCTGATACAATAGAAATCAATGGAAGTATTCCTTCAAAAAATAGACTAGAATTAAGTGGAAAGATTTTGAAGGATGAAAAACTTCTTCATGAAATAAAATTTGAAGAGAATTGGGGAGCGCAGAAAACTAATAATTTTGTTGTTCCTGTTAAAGAGCCGATTGAATTGTTTCAAAATATTTATACTTCAGGTGAAGGTGAAACATACGGGTCAGGTGATAATTCAGAATATGTTTCAGATAATTATATAGTTGGAGGGTCATAAATATGGCTTCACAAATTTTAAAAAAGCTTTTTGGATTAACATTAAAAGGCACTCTTGATGATGCTGATAGATTGGCGATAAAGGATTCAACTGTTGTCAGTGGTGAGTCTGATAGGAACATATTAGTTTCGACACTCAGAACTTGGATTTTAGCGATTGTTGTCGTAACCGTGTAAAAACAAAAGTCTTATGGACAGGACCTTTATCTATTGTTTCTACTCCGAGTAGTCTGGATGGAAGTGAAAAGTTTAGTGATTGGGATATGATAGTAATTAATATGAGTGTAACATCTGATTCTTTTATGTCAGCATCAATAACAAGTACATTGGTATTATCTGTTCCCGATAGTATCCGATCGTACTCTGATACCGCATTTATGCAATTCCAAAAATTATCAGATACTAGCTTTGAGCTGGCTATAAAATCAGTGACAGCAGGGAATATTCAAAGAATAATAGGAATATCATTATGATAATACTATTAGATATAGACAATAAAAAAATACTTTCAATCTCTTCTGGTGGCTTTGTAGATAAAACTTTGAACACTGTTGAATATAATGGAGAAGTTCCAGAAGATGATTATGAATGGGATGATATAAATAAAAAAGTTGTTTTAAAGGGCTAACATGGAAAATAGAACAATAAAAGAAATTGAAAAACTTATTATCGATCAACTTGAGTCGAATTTTAATTTTTCTATACCTCTACTATCAAAAGCTTTTAACCGTGTCCTTGCAAAAGTTCTTGCCGGTGTATGGCAGATTAATTACAAAACAGGGAATTGGATCTTTCTACAATTATTCGTTTCAACTGCGAGTTTTATATCGTTTCCTGTTTTCGGTCGAACTGTAATACCTCTTGTTGAATGGGGACGGTTAATTGGTGCCGGTGATCCAACGCCAGGTAATCAGGCAATTCATACGATAGATGTAAATGTCAATTCTCCTGCTGCTGTTTTAAGATCCAGTGAACAATTCATTTCATCTATCAATAATGTAATTTATATCACAACTCAATCTTATACTCTGGTCGGCCCAGTCGATACAATCGAAGTTATTTCTACTGAAATAGGTGAAGTCGGAAATATTGATTCAGGTGACCCGATATCTTTAGTCAATCCGATAGGAATTATTGACCGTGACGCGGTTGTTAATGCTAGAACAACAGACGGGGAAGATTCAGAATCAGAATTATCATATAGAACAAGAGTAGAAGATTTATTTAAACAAAGACCACAGGGCGGGGCTTATGTTGATTATAGGATTTGGTCTTCTACTGTTGCAGGGGTTTTACAGACTTATTGGTATACAGGAGATATTCCGACTTATGTAATCGGTTATGTTGCCGGTGTAGAATCAATTTATCCTGATAGAATCCCGAATAGTGCGCTTTTGCTTGCTGTCGGTGACTCGTGCGATTTTGAGACGGTAAACGGTGTTAAAGTTTCAACTCGTAGGCCGATTGGAGCAATTATTGATCCTGCAGGTGACAAGTCGTATTCGAATATAAAGGCTATTACTGTTAAAGGTTTTGAAGTTGATATTATTGATTTGGTCGTTGCTGATCCAACATCCGTTAAAGCTTTAATTTCCAGTTCCCTTGATTCTTATTTTAAAGATCGCGAACCATTTATTGAAGGGCTTTCATTCCCCCCAGTGAAAAATAATGTAAATCAATCGTCAATTATCGGGATAGTAAATACAATTGTTCAAGCGAATAACGGAACATTTTTGACTGCAATTTTAAAAATAGATACTGTTACAGTTCCTAATTTCATACTGGAAGAGGGACAACTCGCAAATATGGATTCATTAACTTACAACGGGGTTTAGATGGATAAGTTTTTCAAAGTTTTTACATTATTATTTCCTCGTGCAAATGCGTTTTCCCTGTTCATAAAAAAACGGCTTCAGGAATTTATAAAGGGGCTTTCAGCTTTACCGGCTGATTTTAGAAATTTTATCAATCAGATTTATTTAGATTTATTCCCGAACACTACACAAGAACTGGATTTATGGGAAAAGACTTTTGGAATAATAAACCCATCATCAATTGAAGAAAACCGAAGGATGGATCTTGACGCGGCATGGAAAGCGCAAGGTGGGCAGGCGTCAGATTATATTCAAGGTGTTCTGAATGCTGCCGGTTTCGACGTCCAGGTTCATGAAAATAACCCTCCTGTTGATCCTGACATATTTTTAAACTCAATTCCTGTTATGTTTGCAAATGGCCCCGCTGCATTTGCTGGTAATGATTTGGCTTTTGCTGGAAAAACTGGTGGTGACTTATTAGTAAATGGGCCGATTTTTACAAATGTTCCATTATATCTAGCTGTTGCAGGTGCTTTAAATATGTCAGCTGGAAATGATGTTGCTGTTGCCGGTCAGTTCGATAAATTTGGGACTGAAGAAAAAATATATCAAATTCCTGATGATCCTGATTTGTGGGGAGCTTTCTTTTTTATTGGTGGTGACGCTACAAGAAACGTGGGTACTCATGAACTGGAAACTATTGAAAATGTAAATATAGAAACTGATAGAAAATCTGAGTTCATAAGATTGATTTTAAAATTAAAACCTGTTCAGACATGGGCAGGTTTAATGGTTGATTACAACTAAAAGGAGTTGAAAATATATGTTAGATAATTTAGCGATATTTACAAATACAAACGGGCTTGCATTTCCGAATACTGGAGCTATAAATGCCAGTGGTGGAGCTGCTACAGATGGCACAGAGTTTACAGCGAACATGATAAACGATGCCATGTGGGGAGTGATGCAAGCCATTATGGATCATGTAGGCCAAACGCCCACCGGCGTTGTTGAATCGGTTGCAACTTCGCAGATTCTTGAAGCCCTTCAAAAGTTTGAAATTCCTGGTAAATATGTTTCAATGGTCTTGAATGATGATCCTGCAGTGTTGGGAATAAGGGTAATAATGCTAACGGGTCAGGGAATTTTAATTTCAAATTATCCTGAGCTTGATAATAATGTTTATGTAGGTGATGGAAATAACGCGGCTGTTGCTGCTGCCGGTGGTGGATTTTATCATGCCTCTGATGCAGCTGGAACTACTCCTGATGTTGCAGGCCCTTATTTGATTATGCCTGATGCTCGCGGGCGTGTTGTTCGTGGGCTTGATTTGACCGGTAGTGTTGACCCTGATGGGGCTGGTCGTGTTTTGGGGGATTTACAAGAAGATGCTATGCAAAGGATTACCGGAAGAATCCAAAGTACAAGAACAGACATTTCTGGAGGTACATATCACCAAATACAGCAAAAACAGACGACATAGAATCCCGAATGATAAACCTATCAGCAAATTTAATGATTACATTTTAAGGAGCAGATTATGTATACAATGATAACAAAAGAAATAGACGGAATTGAAGTTGTACTTGGTCTTGATACTGAAAAGCTTGATCAGATTGCAACTAATAAAAAAATAAAACCACTTGTGGAAAACTCAAAAGAGTTCAAAGCGAAAACCGGCAGATTACAGAAAATTAAAGAGCGTACGATTGCAAATGAATCTCTTTTAAAACAGGGCAGAAAAATTGCAAATCGTGTTGCTCTTCAGAAAGGAAAGATTCTTGGTGAATTGGTTGATTCTGATTTTACATCAGGGGAAAAGGAATCTATTGCAAACTACAATTCGAAGATTCT